AACTAAGCTGTTTTAAATAAACTGCTTTGATAAGTCCGGTCACATAGTCAGCCACGGCCAAAAACACAATGGTCTTTAACAGCACGTCCCAACCTCCAAGGAAATATGCCAGCAGTCCTCCTAAGACTCCGCCGCATACGCTGATACCGTTAAATAATTTTGCCATTTTAACACTTCCTTTCTTTTTTTATACAAAAACGCCCTGTATCTTCTGATACAAGGCGCTTAGGCTCTAATCTGTGATCGCTGCTCTTAATTCTTCTTTCTCTGCATCCGTCAGCTTGGGATAACCGGCTAAGATATCCTCAAGTTCTTCTCCCTCTGCCATTCTCCGGCGGATGACACGGAGCATGATGTTTTTCGCTGCGTTACTCATTTGCTTTACCCCCTAACAATTCTGCTAAAACCTCGTCCTGCTCTGCCTGTGTCTGTTCAAGGCTTTCAAAACGAAGTTCTGTATCTGATTTAATGTGCATAGTGACCATCACCGTTCCGTCCACATAGGCGGTCGCGGACTCAAAAGACAGGTTTTTATATACACCGTAAACCTCCTTATTCTCGTCTGCCACGGTAAGCTCCGTGACCGGTCGAAAGGCTTCCTCCATGTCTGCTACTTTCTGATGCACAATTAAAAATGAAATACTGTCAATTCCTGTAATTACTGAACTGTAGGCGTACTCTACGCCATTTGCTTTGATATATTCCATGATTCTACCTCCTTATTATCCTTTTTATCCTTTAATTCCATAGATTCTAAGCGGAATGCAGGTACCGTTCGCAAGTTTATATGATGATCCCGCTGCGAATGCTCTGTAATAACATGGCTCAAATGTTATGACTCTGTTAGGCGTGGTATTATTTATATAAAATTTTCTTTTTGCCCAAACAAGATTGTATGTGCTACTGTTAATATTTAACACATGGGTAGTTGTGATTTCTACCCCAACAGTGTTACGAATACAGCATACGGCTCCGGAATTAAAAAATATCATAAATGCATCGTATTTTTCTGGAGCAGCAACATTCTGATTCTCGGAGTAAGAGTCTGTCATATTAAAGTTGCTTCCGGTATTGTACCAGACCAAATCAAGTCCTCTGATATTGGCAATCTGATTTGCCAATGTTCCATCAATCGTCGCATTTTTTTCTGTTGCCGGTAATGCTAATCCGGTACTGTCTGTAACGGCTGATGAATCACTTAATTTAACATGACCTGTTGCACTTATTGATGCTTTTACATTAATGTGGCTTATTAGTTCACTCACAGCCTTTGCAATTTTTCCAAGGAATGTATTTCTTGATTCACCACTTTCAAGTTCCGTTAGATTCTCCTGTGATGTAAAATTCGTCCTGAAAACCATTTTAGCATCTGAATCTACACCAATATCGTCACTGGCTTTTACTACTCCTTCGGTGCCTTCTGTCGCTGCTGGGACAGATGTGCCACCTCTTGCAAGCAATATCCAATACTCACTGCCTTCTTCCGGTGCATTACCGGTTGTTGTCTTAAGTGTAGCATAGGCGTTTCCGTTATATACAACAGTATCAAGGTATTCATATGTAGCAGTACTATCGTAATCCCCTTTTGGTGTAAAGGCTATTTTTCCTGCATCATTCATTTAGATTGCCACCTCCCATAATAAATGTCCGGTCTGCTGGCTCACCGAAAAATCCAATCTTCCACCCTGATACATTAGATGTCCGGTTGTTACATCCACAGCAAATTGTGGAACATTCTGTGTTATAGTTTCATTTATACGGCTTACAACCTCATCACTAGCCGATTCCGCCTGCTCTGCATATGATTGTGCTGTTTGGCTACTTGCCTGTGACCTCTCACTGTAGTATTTACTGTTATCTGTATTCTCGCCTGTCCTTGAATTGGTTCCACCAACCGCATAGCTTTTAGATTCTAACGCACTTGCCAGTGCACTGTTTTTAGAAGTCAATGCGCTGTTCACATATTCCAACATCTGCGGCAGATAAGTATTTTCACAATCATTTTTTATCTGTATCACAATGTTGGTATTTGCAGAAGTCTGTTCTGCTAAAGTTTCGATTTGGTCAAGAATCGTGTTGAATTCTTCTTTGTATTCATCTCGAATATCTTTGGTTGCATCTCTGATCTGTTCTTTAAAATCTTCATATGTCCCCATACGTTTTACAACACCAGCTCTAAAACACATCCATACCATTTGCTTGCTCGTATCACTGTCGATAGATACCGCCCATTCTCCCGGCAACATCTTTGTTGGGTCGAAATCATCCTTTGATCCTTTTCTCATCTGAATCGCCATCTCTCGCCCTCCTTTACTACATTAGTGTATAGTCAAATCTAAAATGAACATCTGTACCCTCGGTATTTTCGTATTTTTCACCGCAATTTCTCATAAGCAACACTCCTTCTTTATTTAGCCTTATATAAATGACCCTTGTCCCAATCACGGCAATTGTTTGCACGCTGTCGTGTTTCGGCAAATAGCCGCTTGGTATTGGCATTGTTTCCATAGCGGAATTAGCAAGGTCGTATTCTATTTTTTGTCCTGCTTCTAAAGATTTTAGATTTATCTTACCTGTAATTTCTATAAACGCGCCAGATGCTCTTACCGTTCCACTTACAACATAATTTCTTACATCTACTACGGTGTATCCTGCTTCTGTGGTATATGTCCCCTTTGTTGTAGCAAAATCTGTACTTACCTGATTTAATTTTCCGATTTCCGCATATCTTAATTTTGTTAATAATGGAAAATACAACGGTGTTTCCTGTTGTGATGTTTCTAAAAAAATCTTTCCATCCGGTGTCAAAAATTGGTACTGCTGATTTTCTTTCGTATATTTATATTGAATAACTGATTTGTCTACACCCTGTGTTGTATTTCTAAGATAGATTTTATCCATGCCAATCAATTTTCCGGTGACTTCTATGTTTCCATTCTGTGCCACTTTTAAATTCTGGGTGTTAATAATGATTCCGCTCTTACTAACTTTGAAAATCATATTATTACTTGCATCGCATACCGTTATCGTGCCATCCTGATTTCTGTATGCTCCGCCAATCAACATACTACCCGCATTAATCCAGTCAGCATTAATTCCGATAGCATTTAATACACTCACTACCGCATTCCCCTGTGAATCAATTCCGGCATTCCACGTCTGTCCACCATCTGTAGATACTGCAAATGCATCTGCTGTCATTTTCCAAATGGTAGAACTTTTCGCTCGCTCCGGCTTGTTATGCATATAATAAATAATACTGCCATCCTCTAACACTTCCTCTGATTTGAATACACCAAAAGATTGTGTCATAAGGTTTGTTAATTGCTGTACAGCCAGATCATATGCACTTAATTGCCTTTGTGTCTGTTTTCGTGCTTTAACAACTGCCTTGGTCATTTCCGAAAATCTTGTTTGACTGTTTTTAAGCGGTGTTTCTGCATCACATACGAGTTTTTCTACACCGCCAAGATGAAATTCTCTTGTTGATATGAATGCCTGATAACTATTCTGTTTTCGGTCCGTCACATAAGCTATATCTCCGGCTTCAATAGCTGGATTGGTAAGACATTCTACCTCAAGCGGTCTAAATCTCATACCACCTATGCGATTATAAAGATAATTTGCTACAGTCTGTGCTGCTCCTTTTTGAATAAGTGCATTTCCGGAAACTTCTACTACATACCCCTCGTTTCCAACCAGCCTTGTTGCCGGTTTATCGGTTTCTGTTTCCTCAAACTCTTCTGTAACCCTAATTCCTGTGATTACTGCGTCATCGGTAGACATCGTAAATGTCTTTGTTGAAAAAATATGATGGTATGCTTTCTGATCAACAAATGTTCCACCATTCATTGATGCACCAGATGAGTAATCTTTAAAATTACCACCGTCTACTGTGTCTCCATCCGAATATGGAGTTGTGCTAGTTTCAAATGTACCACCATTCAAATTAGCGTTTTTCTCAAAAACAGACATATTATACCAACCAAGTTTCAGTCTTCCATAGACATCCATTTTCGCCCAACATCCTGCCACCTGTGCTACGCACGCAATGATATCTCCAAAGGTTAACGCATCGTCCTTAGGACGATTTTTGACCACATATCCATTGTTTGGAAAATTTGCAGACTGTAGTGAGACACCGCAACAATTACAAGCATCTGCAAGAATTTGACCTAATGTTGCCGGGTATTGCAAGGTACTTTTACTATATGGTTTATCAAATTTAACCATGTTATCAAGAAAAGTCAGGCTTATCGTAGAGCCATCATAGCTTGGCTCATCCACAACAAACGTGCCAACTCTAACCTTTTCCAATGCGTTAGATAGTTGTAATCCCACATAAGCAACTACGGTAGCATCCGAAAAATCATATTCGCTGAAATCATCGTAGATATTATTAAGCGTAACGGTCAATTTACCTGTAACTGCGGCACCGATCGTAAATGTATTGCCTGCCGACGTTGCATCTTCAATGCTCATGGAATTTTGCCACACATCTTTCCTTGTTAAATTCAAAACTTTCCCGTTCCGTAGCGTAATATCTAAGAACGGAAGAAAATCTCGATTATCATTAAACAGCTCATTTTTAAATTCTGTTGATACATCAAGCAACTTGACCACCTACCTCTCAATAATATCGAAACTGATTTGTGAGTAGATTTTCTTTTTAACAGTCCACATCTTCATTGGTGCTGATCTGTCACCAACGTAAAATTCTCTTGTTTCATCCGTACCGCTCATGGCATCCGGATAAGTGACATTTATGTATTCCGGATTAAATGCCTGCAATATAGCCGCCGCTTCTTCTTTGGTCGGATTATTCCAGCCAAGAGCAATTTTCCTTTTCTGCCCTACTCTATTCTTGTGCATGATCGTGTCCTGTGTTCTGCCAGATGCACTATCTGATACATCCTGCAACCCCCAACTAAAAGAGGACGGTGTTTTTATTGCCGTCCCATTTACCCATATCATTGCCATATAATTAATCACCTACAATTCTTTTAGGTTAGCGACTATCTATCGTAAATAGCCGGGAAATGTCCATATAATAGAGACATCCCATGATATGATGCCTTAAAACTCTGTTACTACATGGTATCTACTATCATATTTTTCTTTTCCTTTCTGTGTCATTCTGTATAAGGTTTCACTATCAACCTTAAATACATTTTCAATTACTGGTGCTTGATTCTGCTGTGAACCACCCATAACTGCCATCATGGCTTGCATGACACCGTCTGCAACTCCGGCAGATACCGCTTCTACAATCTGATCGTTGTTGGCAACAGTTGAACGATTACCAATCTTTCCGACCATTTCGTTAATACCATTCTCACGAGCCATAAATAGCTCGCCTGTCTCAGGGAATCCACCGCCAGCATAAAAGGATATATTTGGTGTTCCGTCAAAACCAAACGTTTTCCATAATTTTGACGCAAATCCATCCTTGTCATATTCAATATGGAATTTTCCAATACTAATTGATGGGAATTTAAGTCCTAAGCCATCCCACCAGCGTTTCATTGCAGTCCATTTTTCCCTTAATCCTCCTAATATGTCTGGGAACTCCGCGGATATCTTTTTTAAACTTGGTTTCTTATCGTTCCACCAAGTACGAGCCGTATTCCACTTTTCTCTTAATTTTTCTTTGATGTTCTGATATGTGGTCTTAACCTCGCTTAATGCTCTTTTGGTTTTCCAGTAATCAATGGCTTTATTCCACTTTTCACGGACCTTTTCTTTGATGTTCTGGCATGTGGTCTTAATTTCCTCAAGAGGGTGCTTGCTTTTCCAGTAATCTGTTACACTTGACCACTTCTTTTTTACTTTTTTCTTAAATTCTTCACAAGTTGCTTTTATCTCTTTAAGTGGTTTCTTTTTTTCCCAGAAGTTTACAATTTCATTCCACTTAGTTTCTACTGTGCTTTTGAGTTCCCCAAAGATCTCATCATTCTTTCGCTCCATTTCTTTGGCTTTTTCGTTCCAAGGCTCCCACCAATCATCAATGTCTTGCTTCCATAGTGCCATTGCTTCACTATAGGAGCCATCTTCTATAGAAGAGAGAAATGTATCAAAAAATCCACCGTCTCCAAACCATTTGAAATCCTTATAGTAATCTTTGTCCTTCGGGAAAAGTTTTTCTCCTATTAATTTTCCAAGGTTTTCTCCACCTTCCCATGCTAGCGTAATAGCTGCAACTTTTAGAGAAAGTTTCATCTTTCCAGTCATGGTGTGAGACGCTAAAAATGCTGTGATCGGAGCACCAATAAGATTAGATATTTTATTATTGGAATCAGCTAATTTGAATGTGGCTAATCCAAGACTAAGTCCTATTGCCACCTTTTTTAATTTGATTCCCCTAGCCTTAAGTGCTTCTTCAATTACTTCATCTAGCTTGCTAAAAACACCGCTAAATTCCAGTCCGGCGACAAGAGCCACAATTGCTGACTCGAGAGGGGCAGTTTCGACAAATCCTACAATAGCATCTCCTATAGCACTGATTAAACTAAGTACGAGCTTGTCAAGTTTCCATCTAATACTAAGGAAATCTATCTCGCTAATGAATGTTCCTATAGATTGTCCTACTTTTTTCCAATCTGTTTTTCTCAACGCAGTAGTAAGTGCATCTATAATTCCCTTTGCCCAAACATTCAATGTCTCTGCTAATGCTTTAAAATCAAAATCTTTGAAAAATCGGTTAATTCCTGCCGCAATAGATTCTCCGAGGTTCGTCCAGTCAAAGGTCTCTCCAAAGGAAAGTGCCGCATAAACAGCTGTATTTAAAGATCCTGCGATTGTGCCACCTACTGCACTAAATAATTCTGGTGTAATCAATCCATTTAGGAACTCTGCAAGTCCTGTGCCAAAATTACTTGCAACTTTATATACCTTGTCCCACTGGATGCTTTCTAGGGCATTTGTTATTCCATTGCTGATATAGGTTCCAATTCCTTTGTAATCTCCCTTTTTAAATGCATCACAGATTCGATCAGCTACTTCCTGTGCCTTGTTGTCCATACGAGCAAAGGCTTCATCCCATGCTTTCTGATATTCTTCTAATGCTTTTGCTATCGCTTCATCTAAAATTGGCGAGCCGCCTGTCCCGCTTTTGCCATCATCATCCTTAGAACCAGACGAATCTGAATTATCATTAAGCTGATTAAGTTCATCAAATCCAAGTACTGTATTCTTTAATTTCTTTGCAGCTTTATCGGCTTCTTTTAATGCGTCCCCTGCATCTTCCGTATCACTTACGAAATTCTCCATTCCATTATCTGCTCCGCCCATAGACGAGTTAATGGATTTGAACTCAATACCTAATAAGCTACCAATCCAGGCAAACAGTCGTTGTAACGCCATTACTAGACCATTAATATACGGCAGCACTTTTTCTACAATTGGTAAAAACAGGTTTCCGATTGTTCTTGCTAAATTAGCAAAATTCTGCTGAAGCATTCTCAACTGATTAGATGGAGAATTCATAGTATTTGCCATATCTCCAAATGCAACCTTAGATTGATCTAACATAGCGAGCAAGCGCAATTGCGCTTTTGTCGCTTGGTTCATTTCAGAAACAGCCGTAGATAATCCGTATTTATATGCATATTCCTGTAATGTTGCATTTGTAATATCAATACCAAAGGCACGAACTGCACGGCTCTGTCCTGCCAATGCAGATGCAAACTTTTCAAAAGACTGTTCAAATGTAGTGTTTCTTAAGGATGCCCAGTCAGTACCAAGCATAGTAAGAGCATTGGAAAAATTCAGAGCACTTTCTTCTGCTACACCGATTGATTCTGACACCTGTGCAAACATTGCCTGATAATTCATTACGGTATTAGGATTCATTCCGAGATTTTTCTTGCCTGTATATGTGGCATTACCATCTGAATCAATTTCGTAACCTGTCATTTTGGCTGTAAGTTGCTTTGCTCTGTCAGAAAATGAATTTGCATAAGATTCCGCTGAGTCATATCCTGCCTGTTGCCAATTTGAAGCTGCATCGTCTCCTAATTTACGCATTGCTACTTCAAAATAGTTTACAGTCTCAAGGAAATTCATTGAGGACTCTACAGATTTCCACGCTCTTTTAAATCCACGAATTATCGGATAAAAATTCGCATAAAATGACCCTGATAATTCAGCAAAACTCTTTAATCCTTTATGAGAGTTTCTAATTGATGATGCAAGTTTGCTAAATGCTCCCGAGAATAATGATGTTTTCTTTTCTGCATCACTACTAGCTGCACCAGAGATTGAACCAGCTCTTGCTCCTTGAGATGACAGGTTTGCAATTGCATTCGTCATCTGAATTAGATTTTCACTAACAACAGGTGCTTTTGATAAAGTGGACATCATTTCATTTAAAGCCTTTGAAATCCTCGGCATATTTTCAATAGCTTTATCAATGTTTTTTCCACCCAGTTTAGATATGTTATTAGCCACATTTCCTAAATCCTTGGCATTTTGAGAAACAGCACCAAGCTGATTCATTCCAGATGCTAAAACACGAATATTCTGTGCGGTCTTTAGCATGTTAGAGGTAGGGATTCCGCTAATTGCTTTTATACCGTTTGCAAGATGCTGGAAGCTATTTGCATTTACGCCAGATAATCCAGCACTCGCCTTTGAAATCTGCTCAATGCCATTCGCAAATCCGGCTAGATTACTTCCGTTTATTTTTCCAATGGATGCACTTACGCCATCCAATTTTTTAATTAATGTGTCAAGTGCTGCAACTGCTTTCGTAGCCTGTGTTTCAATTGCAATATCTAAACGGTCAATCTCTGCTCCCATACTTCCCACCAACTTCCTACAGTTCTCTAAGGTCAGTGACTACCTTTCTACGCGATAGCCAGTTAAAAAGAATAGACGCTGTGACACGCCTACTCCTTGTTTTCATCGAATCTTCTGTTAAATTCTTCTATCCAAAGTTTAAATTTCTCTTCTGGCGATAAAGATTTTTCCTTTTTAACCAAAGATAACGGTTTCTTTGGATATTTCGTATGTTTGTTGAAACAGGATGCAATTGCCTGCTGCACATATAAACCATTGTAGTATGCTGATACATCCAATAGTTTTAACTGTTCCTGTTTTTCCTTGATGTAATTATCCTGATACATATACATGTACTTCGGATTCAACTCCCAGAACACATCCATAGGGATTCCCATTCGGAGTGCCGCCGGGAGCCACACATCATCAATCAAACTTGAAAATGTTACTTGTTGTTCTCGGATGATTTCTGTTCCGTCTTCTGTAACGTATCTTTCTTCGTATTTCTCGGTTTCTTCTCCTCTTTGTCCAGACCGAGGAGTTTCTTGAAAAAACCACTTTCCTGCACTGCTTTTACATATGCTGTGTAAATATCTTCAAGTGTTCCACCACCCATGATATGCTGCTCAATCAAGTGATCGGCATATTCAGCATCACAGTTTGCCACAACTGCCGTAAATGCTGATGCGGCTGTGAAGATATACTTTCTATCAATCAACCCTTCAATCGGCAATCCCATCTGCTCCATTTTCTTTGAATGAGCAAAATTTAATTCCGGTACCTCGTAATTTTTGTTGTTGATTTTTACTGTTGCCATAAACTACTTTTCCTCCTATCAATCTTAGCTTGCTTCGCCGACTGAAATCTTTGTGGAAGGTGATACGGAAAGGGTCATCTCACGGATGCCATTTACCTCGCCCTCATTGATGTAAACTGCATGTTGTCCATCCCATGTGGCTACGCCATCTACTCCATCTTTTCCCATCTTCAAACGGTACTTTAATGCTTTTCCTGCTTTTGCTTTTACTGTTGTATAAGCTGCTAAAGTGTAATTTGCTGTAAATTCCATAGCATCCATGGACTGTACACCAGGAACAAAGGTTTGAGATTCATCTTCCAGATCTGTTGTCTCTAACTGATCCGGTGCTCCACCTAATGCCGGGTAAGACTTGATCTTGCATAACTTTGACCATGTCGTTCCATCTTCGCTTACTTCCAAAGTAGTTCCAATCGTGTTTACCGCTTTTTTTTCTGCTTCTGCCATAATATTTTCCTTTCTACCGCTATCTAACGCGGTCAGCGAACACGTCTCGAGTGCGTGTTCGGTGCATAAAAATAAGAGCCATTAGGCTCCTTGGTTTCATTTATGTGGTCCCGACATTTATGTCGGGACCATTTTAATTTGTCTCTTTTATCTCATCTCCATCTGCATAAATGCGTTGAAATCTTGCAACCCACCGGCTTACGTTTGGGTCTGCTGCATTTGCAGCAGGCAACGGACCGGCTTTGCACTGCCAACCATACTTAAGCATAATTTCTTTCGCCTTACTGCAAATCGAATAGCAAGTGTTATCCGCAAGACTTCCGGTTGCATATGCCGATATGGTAATCATTGGTGTCTGCGAACCCTCGTTACCTTCCAAATCATAATTTCCACCGGATATATCACTCAAGGCTACATCGCAATATGGGAAATCTGCTTGCTTTGGAGTAATATACCTCCCGACCTTGCATTTGGGATATTCTTTTTTCATTTTTTTCTCAAAGTGTGTGTAAAATGTATTCCATTCAAATGACATTACTTGAACACCTCCCTCGCAATTTTCACAAGTTTCTCTTTTAATTCTTTCCCGGCATTATACATAGGCATCTTCGGAGACGTACCACTTGAATAGTGCCAAACACCCTGTAAATCCATGTACCACCATCCCGGTTCGTTTCCATGCGTACCGTAAGTACCAGTTCCAACACCCGGAATGTTCGCCGGATTCTGTGCCGGAAGTCCAGCACCAAATTCAAGCATAAGCGCCGGAGAGATCTCTTTGCTCTGCACACCGTCCTGGTTCTGCCATTTGCTCACAATCTTCTGTGAATCTTCCATGAAGAAGATTGCCTTGCATCCAGCTTTCTCCGGTGAGATTTCCGAGGACAGCCGAACGTACTTGCCGAAACCGCTGCTGCCGATGTGAGCCTGCGCAATGGCTATCCCTTCGGCGGATAACCTCTGACACAACTCCTCGCATTTTCCATCAAGGCTGTTCTGGTATTCCTTAATCTCTTTGATAGCGTTCTGAATCTCTTTTACGGACAGTCCGAAACTAATCTTTGGCATCAGTATCAACCTTTCCATTTTCATCGTAGATGTCGAACATCTCGCCGCAATAATCAAAAGTGCTTTCCTGCAACTGCTTGATTTTTTTCAGCGTTTTACAGGTGTATACTTTCATTCCCTGATATTTTCAATTAACACCGGTAAACTCACCACGATAAAATCTGGAATAACGAGGATGCTTATAAACAGCCCTATCTTCCGCCATATACTTTCTTTCAGGAATGACCGTTCCGTCCGTTTTCTTGATAGCTGGAATTGTCTGTTCGTATGGTTCTTTTCTTAAATAATACATAGCTGTCACCTCTTCCGCATAGACTGTATCGCGCCAATGAACCTAGCAGTATCATCAACCATTTTCTTCATGTTTTCCGGTTTCTTCATTTCCTCAATAGATTCCCTAAACGCATCTTTGATCTCCGGATTCTCTTTGAAAATCTTTCTTACGTTTTCTTTGGAACATTCAAGGCAAATATTTGTAGTAAAATTCTTTGGAAGTTCTTTTCCGCATTGTCTACAAACCATATCATCCCTCCGGCAATTCCTTAATCGCAATCACAATTCCATTCAAACTTTTCGCAGGCGGTGCGGCAACCTCATAATTAGCACTATCGCCATTTACAGAACCGTCCTCATTGTATTGTGGTTCACAGCCAATCCATAGCCGTGTCAGCTTGGTAATCGGGCAATCCATACTGCAAGTAGATATAGTCCGGGAATAGTCAACGCTACTTCCGAACACATCAGCCTGCACATCGCCCTTACCTGCGGAAATGTTGGCATAAAAAAGAACCGGGTCATTATAACCTGGTTCTGTTCCTATCTCGACAGGGATTTTCTCTCCGTCAATCTCTATGTACTTGATATTTCCGTCCTCGTCACGCTCATATACCTTTTTCTCGGTATCGTAGGTGGCATAATAGAACGGTTGTTTGTTCTTTTTTAATGAACGCATAGAATCACTTTTTCTTCTTTCCATTTATGATAGGATTGATAATTATCAGTCTTGTAGCAATTAACAATGCAATAATGCATACAACAACAAAAATATTAACAGCAATGATTCCTCGGAAAACATCGCACATATTCTCTTTCGTCAGCTCAAATGCAATATTTGCATTAACCGTGATAAGGGCGAATATTGCAACAAATACAGCAATAATCGAAATCAAATTTGCATACAATCCATTTACATTCTCTTTCATTTTCGCCATATCATTCGACAAATCCTCATATGAATCTCTCGCATCTATTGTATCTTTAGCTATTTCAATGTGCATATTTGATACATCCGCAACTGTTGCTTCTCTGTTCATCAGGTAATATGCTCTCCCAGAAGATGAACCTTGTATTTTTACAATTTTATCTTCCTCGCATAGTTTTGCTAATACTCTAGCACATGTCGAATGTGACATAGATGTTTCTTCTGCTATCTTCCTAATTGTCATAGGAGCTTTTTCATTAAGTAAATCAAGAATTCTTTCCTCTGCACTTTTCATTTGTAATAATCCCCTTTCGTCGCCATTATACGCCAAAAAGAGAACCACCACAAGCAGATATTACAGTTCTACACCTTCCATAACAGCCCTTGCTTCAAGAATCTCCATGTATTTATGCATTGCACTAAGTTGAGCAAAGTACACCATTTTAGAACATGTTGGCTTAAAGTCAAGTTCGTCCTTACACCATCTAATCATCATATCCTTCAACTTCTGATAGCGAATAACCACCTGCTGATATTCCGCTCTGAAACGTTCCTTATAATCGGAACTATTCATCATTTCAACTGTATCTTTTAATTCCATATTCCCTTTCCCTCCAAAATAGAAATATGGCGCACCGCCCACCACCGCTCAACGTGCGCCGCCTGCGGCCATATTACCGACACCGGCAAAATGGTCACGCTCAATCTTCTTTAACCGTATGAAATCCCATGCGGTTACCGCTTAACCCTGCGGTCGGGAGATATACGGATCACCAACCTTTCTTTTTATACACAGTTTGCAAATCCAACAACTCCCTTGTAAGCCATAAGATACTCGCTAAAGGTTCTTGAAATCCCATTCTCCGAATGGCTCAGCTGATTTTCTGCACCGTTCTTTGAATCAATCTCAATCGCGGCCATAGCAATCTTGGCTTTATTTTTCTCCAAGTCCGCAAGAATCTTATCTTCGTCCCACGAACCCGGATAATTTCTAAGTGTTTCAAACGCTTCAATGGCAAGACTTACGGTCAGACCGGAAACACTGATTTCTGCATCGTATTCAGTTATCATCGACTTAATATCTTCTTTGAATTTCTCCATTGGAGTGAGCGTTACCGCATCATCCTTTGGCTTTTCTCCAATATCAGCCATCCTGCCACCTCATTTCATTTACAGACCAAGTTTTTCAAGAATCTGCTCTTTCAGCACCTTCCCAGTGGATTCCTCTGTTACTTCCAGCCCTAAGGATTTTCCCAATTCCTTAAGATCAGCCGTATTCATTCTGGCAATCTCCGAACGCTGATACTGGCAAGCGTTCTCATCTGTCTTAGGTTCCGCGATCGTAGCGGTGCTTTCCGGCGCCGTTACTTCCGCGGTATATCTTTTTCTTCGTCTAAGCAACATGCTCATGCGATCCCACCCCTTACGCTTTGAATTTAGCCAGAACAACCTTTGATTCGTTAGACAGCGCTACCGTGTAATGCTCATCGCCAGAAACAACAGTTGTCTTTGCAAGGATGTCACGATCTGTTTCAATTTCAGCGTTACGCTTCATGTAGATTGTCAGAGCAGCTTCCTCTTCTGCTACGCCGTCTGCTTCCGGATCTTCGTTTGGATCTTCTGTGGAAACAATGACAATCGGGCAAGCGTAATACGGTGTATCAACTGCCTTTACCTTGTCTCCCACTTTAAGTGTTCCAAGTGTCACCGGTGCAAGAGTGGACAACTTCTTTGCTGTTGCAGTCTCCGATTCGCTCTCTGCAAGTACGGTAATGGTACCAGCCCCGTCTTTTTCATACTCAATTTTCTTTACTTTCTTAGACTTTACAACCTGTGCTCCAGCAATGGTACCGATTGTTCCATTCATAACAACATCCAGCGGATACTTGTTCTTGTCCTTGAAATCGTTATCCTTACGGATGGTTGCTTCCTGCGCCGGATTGATGAACATGATCTTTGTGAGGGCTTCATCTGATTCGTCGTCAAATTTTGAATCTGCGTCAACAATACCGTCATATGCAATAGCCGCAGCCGTTCCATCATACACCAGTGTTGCATCGCACAAAGCATCGTAAGAATCATTATCGACCTTTGCAGCGATAGACATTGCAAGCTGATTTACTCCCTGTCCGAGTGGATCTCCATAACCAGATAATACGGATTCGTCAGAAACTTCAATCGCTTTCCCGGCTTTTTTAATCTTAACCTCGGTCGTGGACGCCGTCAGCACGGTTGTTCCCATCGCAACACCCTCTGCTACATCCTCTGCATCTCCGATATACTTATACTTCGGGACGGTCACGGTGCTTCCCGGTCTACCAACTAATGTTGTATCAATTCTCGCAATCGGAGCAAATTTGATTTTTTTCGGAAGTTTTGCTGACACCATCTGTGCCATGACCTCCGGATCTACTAAGTTCTCTAATTTCGTTAATGCCATAATTGTTTACCTCCATTATTTCGTATAGGCTTTATAGGTCTGCGGATATTTCTGCTTAAATTCAACCCTCGCGGAATACCCTAATTTTTCGAACTGCTCACGGGTGATCGCCGGTTTTTCATCACCAGCGCCTGTGCTTACTTCCGGTCTTGATTTCAGCCATTCGGCTTCTTTCTGTTTTACAAGAGCCTGCTGCATTTCTGACTGGATTTTGAATAAGGTGTCTGTGTCGCCATCATACTGTGCGATAGCTGCCAGATTTGCCTTGTCTTCCGGGTAACCCAATGCCAAGAAATTCTTCTCCAGCTTATTTACTTCATTTTCTTTCAAAAGCTGCTTGAACTGCTCGTCCCGCTCTGCTTCCTTTTCAGCCTTTTCCTGTAAAGCGATCTCATCCGCACTCTGCTTTGCACGAAGCTGTTTCTTATATTCTGCCGCTTCACTTGCTGCCTTTTCCTGTAACTTTTTCAGCTTCGCGTTCTCAACGCGCATCTGCTGCAACTGCTCTTCAATGCTCAACTGTGGTTCCGGATCCGGATCTGGTGTCGGCTCCGGGTCTGTATTTGGCTTTGGATCACTTACTTCCGGGTCTGATATGTCTTCTGCAAAGAACTGCAGGTTCATTACTGGAAATGGTAAATTCTTTCTTTTCATTGTGATACCTCTACTTTCTGCGTTTTTATGTGTTCCCTCACGATTACTTGTGCGCTTATAGACGTCCCCGTCTTTTTAATGCGAAATTTATAAGGCGCTTTCCCTAGCGCATATAAAAAAGCACCTATCTTCTGATATGTGCTGATTTATAAATCCTTTAATGGGCTGTTTTCTATTTGATCGCTCGAATCCTGCATATTTCGCTTTTTATCTGGATTCGGATCATTGTCACCTTTCTTTTCCGTGCTTCCGCCGGACTTCTTACTTTCAAGCAAGGCATCCTGGTATTTCAACATCTTTGGCACAGAATCTTCTACTGCCTCCGCCAGGTTCGGGAAGAAGTCGATTGCTTCCATTGCAATTCTTGGATGGACCATGTTTTGAACCATAGTTGCAAGCGAATTTATTTTTGTAGCCATATCAAATGTTTTCTGCCGAATTGGTCTTACATCAATATCACTATTTTTCAACCTCTGCAATGGGCTATCCTGTGGAACATCCGGTGATTTATGGATTGCAATCAAGGCAAGCTGATTCCTACGCTTATACGCCGATTTGATTATCTGCGCCTGCTTACAAGCCACTGCTTCGGTTGCCGTCCACCCAGAAGAAAGACTTGTTGCCCCGGTCGTAGAACCGCCGCTCTGCTCTGTCTGTTTTGGTGTGAACGTTCTTTCCAAAATACCGTCATGTTTGGCTTGGATATTGGCAAGAACGCCGGTATAGTCGTAATTAAGGACCAGCCCCTTAATATTTGGTTGCTTTCCGTTTCCGTTGGTCTTTGTTAAAATCCATTGTCCGGCCTGTGGTCCTTTTACTTTTCCGTCATCATCCTTATCCAATTCAATGTCATTGCCCCACCAGTTCGCCTGTGTGGTCTGTGACACATCATTACACAGATCAGATTCAAGAATGTTCAAAGCGTTCAATTCGTCAATCTGACGTTCAAATACACCCGTGCGGTCTGTAGATCGCTCAAACTCAACAATGTTAATCATCCCGAACGGGTTAGCTTCGCCGGATCTCTCTACATGCCAAAAAATGTCTTGTTCTTTTCCGTCAACAATTTTTAATGCATCTTTTATCCGGTAAACCGCATCTTCGGTAATGCATGTATAGATTTTTGTATTGTTAAATTCACTATATGAAACTCCCATTGCCTGTCGTTCATATGCATTTGAATAATAAACAACAAAGGAATACCGCGGGTCAAGCGTAACTAAATCAAATGCCGCGTCACCATCCTGCGGGTCCCTTTTGATGTCAATAAGCTGGCAGCAAGTTCCTGTCACTTCCAAGTAATAAGCAAGAAGCTGATCTTTCATTTCCATATCTTCTGCATCGTACATCTCATTAAACAATGTAATGGCCGAATCATTATCTTCCGGCCTGCTGCCTTTAGGATGTTTATCCGATTTCTGCACAAAAGCCATATGATTGCCCCAGAAATAGCCGAGCCAAAACTCTGTGATCTGGTGCGCAAGATTGGAAATTGACTTAATATCAATATCCTTGCGAACGCTCTTTTCACGCATGAGCGGTTGATTGCCCTTTTCAAATGAAATAAGCCGCGTCACATCATCTTTATTCTGATTGTGATATATAAGAGATTGTCGGAGAACATAGATAACATTGTCTCTCGTTACCTTGTCAACGTCTGTATAAATCTTTCTACGTCCTCTAAACTCAACGCTATCTCTTTTCTCACTCACTCTCTCACCTCATTTCAATAAAGCTCTGTGCCGCCAGAATCATTGTGTGCTGGCTTTCTGATCTCCGTGACAACATTACTTCTCCAATGGTATTTCATGTGCTTTCCGCATCCACTGCACTTCAAAATTTTATCTCCCATGTTCGCAGATATTGGATTTTGTAACATGTCACAAACCGGACATCTGATTTGAATCTCTTTATGTTTCATAAAATCTCCACGCATCAAAAAAGCCACTGGGTTCACCCCAATGGCTCATTTTTCATTTTCCGATGATACAATCATATCATGAAAGTATGTCCCTTTTTTCCGCATTTCACATTGCTTTATTTTTGTCAAGCAGATAAAAGAAATATCTGCGCATCTCATAAAATGCCGATTTTCCAATTGGCATACCCTCACAGGCAATCAGATATGTAACCGGAACCTCATAACAAACAGACTTGATGATGTATTGGCTCAAATCCTCTCCGGCCAGTTCTGCAATTTCTTCAATCAACCGGCATTTTTCTTCCAATCCAACTCGCTTAATTGCCAGATTTCCGGTAGCATCCGCATTGTTATGTGTGATCGGCATATCTGTAATTTCAATGCTCTTAACCGTATCATTACTGAATTTCAACTGATTTTTCCATTCCGGATATTGCTCACAGAATCCGCAAAGTTCTTTGTATCGCTTACCGGAAATACCATATTTTTCAAGATTCAACTGTCTTTTATTCACTCTATCACTCCTCTATTCCATAGGGCTATTGATAATTGTTGTCTTTACATTCCCATTTTCAAATAGTTGTATTAGCTGTACCAATCCATCTGCGCTATCTTCATGCTCGTTCTTACCGACTTGAACGATTATTCCAAGTTCTTCCATTGCCGCCTTATACTCTTGGCTCTGTAGTTCCGGTTTAAGGAAATAACACCTTCGCTTAACATCCGGCGCATATTGGATAATCTTTGCCATCTTTCCTACTTGGTTACTTGCTTTCGCCCAAGAAATGTTGGTTTTAAAGCCTTGTTCTCTTAATAGACGGTCAATATCTTCTGCGTACTCATCCCCTCCATTATTAGCCTCGAAACGCTCCATATTAGGCTTATGTTGCAACGTCTTTGCCACAACAAGAGGTTTTGTAACGTATTTATCACCTTTATTGAAAATCCAATCCGGTATATATATAGGTCCATCATCGACGCTCCCGAAAAGTTTTCCAAACGGCATTGAAAGACTATCTCCGCCGCCCCATGCAACATCACACGCTGCGGCCGTGATACAATCTCCATCCGGCAGCACTCCGTTGTAATAATTCAACTCGTCCAATGGGAAGAGTAATCCCTCTCGAATAAATGGTCTCTGCTGATATTTAGCCATCCATTCGTTTTTATCCAGACGATCGCGCATCTTCCTGTAATATTCTGTAGAAAATCCTTTTCCGTAATCGTATTGGAAATTGGATTCATCGTTTTCATCCAATGCAGGAATCTTCCGGAATCTGTAGCGCGGATTGTTCGCATTCTCCGTCTCTACTCGTCCGAGTGGATCATAAACATTCCAACGAGTACCGACCATAAGTTCCTTGGACCCGTCATTTTTACGGTCAACAAGGACATTTAAGTAATCCTGGTATCTGTTCTCCAATCGAATAGGACTCAATGATTCGGTACGATCACGAACCATATCATCGACATATAAGTATCCGTCCGAACTAATATCAACCGCACCGGTCCATGTTCCGTCAATTCCTCGGCAAGTCAGCGTTGCAAATGCTTCTGTAGGAGAGTAGTAAAGTTCATTCTTCTCGGATGACTTATTTGCAAGATCAATATCCGGAAATATCTCTTTGAACGTGTATTCCTCGTTTTGCGTGAGTTTAAATACGTCATTATAGAATCTGTCAGCTAAAATGCCGGAATGCCCGGACATAGCGTTGTGGCTCTCTGGATGCCTACCAATAACCCATGTAAGAAAGAAAATACAAAGAGTGGACTTTCCTACTCGTGGTGGGAGTGATAAGCCATAAAAATCTAACTTTCCATCTTCCAAGTCTTGGAGATCGTCAACAACGATTTTGAGTGTCCGCTTTCTTGGCTCATAGAATCGCTTTTTCGGTCGGCGGTTCTTCTCCATGTAGAAAAGGAATGATTCAAAATGGTACGGAGCTTCAGCTTTCATGGTTTTCCAGTACAATTCATCCATCTGTAAGACTTCAATACTGTTTTGAATCGCCCACTTGCAGCAATCTTTGATGTACGAAGTGACTTTCAACGCCCATTCCGTGTCATTTTCCTTTTCAAACGCTATCTTTGCCACATCCAAGAGGTCAAACAGTGACCGTGATTCAATTCCATGCTGTTTTATGTAATTTTTAATATCGTCAGCGGTTCCCCGCGTCTGTTCTGAAACCAAAAAGAGAGAACCTCCTTTCCTCAAATTTTGGAAATTCGGCTCTCTCTACATATGTGCCACATGGCACTCTGCAACTGGTGCTCTGACTTTGTTAAATTGCTTTCTGTTGATAAAGTATCTCTCCGGTATCTTTGTCACATACCATTGCGTTTTCACAAACTTCTTTCATCGTATAAGGTAAATCATTTTCTCGGAAAAAGTCATTTGCCTTTTCAATAAACTTATCTCTCGCAATCTCAATATCATTGTGTGAGTATTCATCCTCATAATCCCATGTGTCAAGATATTTAACTCCACGAAAGTTACCGTCCGCAATATCCTCTTCCAATCGTTCTAATTCATCCATGCATAAATCCATACTCATTTCACCCAAATTCTATTGATTTTCCCGCATTTCGGGCATTTAATTTCAGCCTGTCCGTTGAATTTGCCTAAAAGGCGGTTGCACTTGCTACAACGTACATCTATCAATCCCTCTAGTGGATTCATATACCGTGCAAATGCGTCATGTTCCATCTGTTCAGTTAATTCATCTGTTATCGATTCCATCAATTCTGCCATACTCATTTATTCAATCCTCCAGAATCGTTTCACAGCCATATTTTCAAATTTTCAATATCACTGTACGGTATTTCTTTCGCATTAGGCGGCATATGTTCTACCAATCGCTCAATTCTCTGCCATTTTCTAATTCTGCACATAATAGGCTCGTTTTTCCTTATCCCTATTCTGCAATCTGAATATGCGATTGTGTGCAGCATAGGGATGAGCGGATGCGTTCCAGTATCAATGTTCCAAAAAAGTATAATTAGTTGTTGTGTATATAGCATCCAATGCATAGCATCAGATTTTACCAACAGCTCTTTGTCCATCAACTTTTGTCGTAGCGACTTAAACTCTACATCGGCAATTTTCGCGCTGTCGGTAATTACAATGATATTTTTCATTCTTCAGTCCTCTTTCAAAGTATGCTTAATCACGCTATCTGCAATTTCAATCGCTCCCCATCCGAGCAATGTACAAAATATTTTTCCCATCCAATCGCCAATGTCTCCTATCATTTCGGATAATAAATACCCTAAAACACATGAAATCATAATCCATGTCAGAAAAATGTATAGGACAACGCAGATTATTCTAAGACTTTTCCATAATATTTTCATTCTTCCACCAACTTTCTGCCACACATAGGGCAAAATGAAATATTTAGCGCGCCGTATCCGTATTCTTCAGCACTGTTTGTAAAAATAATTGCTCCATCATCTAAAATTTTCCGAAGCTCCGCCTTAATGCCGGATGGAACTCTTCCATTTTCATCTGGAGTAAGGAAATCCCAATCTGGGATTCCAATTCCTATATTTTTACAAAAATTACACATATTCAACACCTATCCCTGCATCTGTGATAAAAAACTTTTCTTCTTACATTCGCTTCATATGCTCTTCCAAGTGACCGAACAAACAGATATTTCTTTTTCTCACAATCCATGTAATCCAAGGAGCCCATATATGGCTCCAATTCGTTTGATAGCTGTTCCACAAAATCCTTGATATGCTTGAATGCCTTAATTGCCTGTTCTTGTATAAACAAAACTATTGCTCGCCAAGTATCAATTACTTTTTCAGCATACTCAAGAATCATCTTGCCTAATTTCCGACACCATAATTTGAACTCAACAACCATATATCCTTGCGATTCAATAACTTCTTTCTGGTCTTCCGTTATATTAAGCGTCATGCTTTCACCTCATTTTTGCGTAAAAAATACCAACCATCGAATATTGACGGTTGGTAGTATATTTATTTTTTTGAAGTAACTTCTACCTTCATAATGTTTAATTCTCTTTCTATACAATTCGTTTTGTTTTTCATTTCTTGGTCCCAGTTTGTTCCACAAACTATATTTTCATAATAATCAATTCCATCGGTAGTAACAATATGCAGTTGCATTTCTAGATGCGGCATTATATTTTCAACATTGTCTTTATACAACGTATCTTTTAAATCATCTTCATCAACAAATTCTCTACGAATTTGAATAATTAACTTTTTGGTTTCACCAATTTTAATATCAGAATTTCCAATTATCATTGGTATTTTTTCGTTTTTGTTTCTTTTATCCATTACGAGCAAATAGAAGTCAATATTTTCAACAAAAACAAATCTTATATCGCTATGTCCACTATTTGTAACATCCAAAACCATTGAACACACATTTGTTGTCATACCGGTTCTTGGGTTTGCCGTAATCAATACATCTAAAAATATTGCTTTATCACTTTTATAGTTCTCTTGCACCTTATTTGCGTCATCAATTAATGACATAAAAAATCTTTGGGAATTTTTAAAATCAAAGCATGGTTTCATTTTCACTATATCCATTTCCATAAGTTTTTCAGATATATTATTGGCTTTTTGCGTTTGACAAATAGCCACATAACCCAAAATAATTGTACCTACAAATGAAAGCACATCTCCAAAATATCCAAGCACATCTCCGGCTGCCCACTCTGCCGTTATCAAATAACATCCTGTCCTTATTTTAAACAGAAAATGAATAACAATGATTGGCATAAATATAATAATCACAATCACCAAAACAGAAAGTCTCTTATGCTTATTTATCCATTTTAATACCTTTTCCATATAGTTTTCTCCTCTGTATAATATTTAGAATTATATCACTCAAACCGTCAATATTCAATTATCAAAGATCGAAGCGCCAACGGTAGGATTTGAACCCACAAGCCATTTCTGACAGACGATTTTCAAGACCGTTCCCTTTACCGCTCGGGCACGTTGGCAATTTTATATGCTCACATAAGCCTCTCAGTGAACGTTGCAATCTCCCTATTTACCGATTGCTTACCACGTCTTTCGCCAATACATTTCAGCCAAAACATAGACCATCTGCTGGCAGACAGCGTAATTTGACCGAATAATTGCAGAAACAGATATTATGCAGCAGTTAGTCAGCACCTGCGAACAGGGACAAGCGTTATGATTTTCTGCTGTTTATCGGTAGGGTGTTTCCCGGCTGTTTACCTGACTTGTACATTTACGAAACACCTTGTGCCGCCACCGTATCTCACGCTCTATTTTATTTCTGCAAAATGGGGAAGAGAGGAATTGAACCTCCAATGTTTACCACTTGGGAACTGATTTACAGTCAGCTGCAACACCGCCAATCGTTGCCGCTTCCCCGAAATGCGCGGACACCTCACTCCATATCTCTGTACGCGACCGCGCTACGCATACAGTATCAGATCAGCTCGGTACCATCGGAACGGAAGGATTCGAACCCCCGACTTTCCATCTTAAGATGTCGTGAATTAGCACACGCTTGAAAGCTCCTGCCAACGAGCTACGTTCCGAAACCGCCATCAGACGGTTAGCAATCTTTTTTATCGTGCCATGCGTTGCACTATCCTGTGCACCATCACAGGAAATAGGCGGGTGAGGATTTGTACCTCACATAACAACGACTTACTCACAACGGGTAACACCTTTACAGGTTCCTTCATTGCCTTATTAATTCAATGACTTGTTTCCTAACCAAAGCGTGGTTGTCTTATGTTTAAGCGTCTACCTATTCCGCCACCGCCTAACTATATGGGGAATTATATTTTTGACAGCTCTGGCACCGTGGGATAGGTGTCAGAACCATCAAATATGACAGATATATGGATTGAACGTCTGCAAATTACGGAACGGACGCCGTTCAACACCATATAGGCTTACATCAAATACCGCTTTCTGCGGCGAACGCCACCGGACGGTCTCGCACCGTCCTTAACAGAATCGTCCTAGTGGCGAAAGGAGAAACCCAAATGCCTAAACATTTCAACTATGGGTTCGACCACATGAAAAAGTACATGTGGTTACACGCATAAGACATGTAACCAATTAGGCTAGTAGGATTCGAACCTACGAATCGTGGAGTCAAATTCCACTGCCTTACCACTTGGCGATAGCCCAATGTTGTATTCGTCCGCAAACGTAATTCAAAGCCTAACGCCGATAGATCAATTATTCAGCCGAGAACTATCGCTTGCGGACTTAAGCTATACCGGATGCTCCGATTTCTCACTCTGGTGTTCGGCGTCACTATCCAGATTAAGAAAATCTCCCGAATGTTCTGGGGCTTTTGTCTTGATTCTATGTATTCTTCCTAACACGCTTAAAATTGGTGGCAAGAAGTAGATACCAAATATTTGATCATATACAAACATTGCATCATCTCCACATGAGGAAAATATTTATAATTAGCAACATAATCATGCTTCCAAATCCTATTGCTGTCGTCTTATCCTTTGCTGTTTTCCCAAACGTAAAAAATAACAAAATAAGCAAAATATCAAGCGTTGTTATAACTGTTTTTATAATTTCCATTGGTTCACTCCTCTGGCATATAATACAAATTTATTTCACCGATTAGCCTATGTATTTCCTTAAACACTTCTGCAGCTCGCTCATCTGATTCATACTGTCCGATTGGAATATTTTCTTTCCCAATTCTTGCATAGATGATGTTGTACTGTTTCCAAAATACCGTATTGTCGAAGTTGAATGAAAAATCTCTATTTTGTGAAACTACTCTCACTTTCTTATGCTCCTATCTGTCGCTAGATCTATGTTTGTTTCTGAACTCTTCCATCTCATTCACACTCATACCGGAGATCCCGGCAGATGCATCAGAGCCCGTATGCTTAAAATATTCTCCCTGCTGTGGAAACATGAACCGGAACATAGCATAATTTGCAACATCACACAGATATTCAAGATTCCCTGTCTCTTCAAACTTGGCAAGGCATTTTTTCAAACTCCCAATCGCATCTACATTTCCGGTTGCAAAATTCATTCTTGCCGGTCCATACTTGTAATACGACTGCTCAACCAATCCCTTCCGCTTTTCGTCAAAGGCTTCGGAATACTCGTTTTTCATCAATGCATTGTTCACTTCTGCCTTCTCCGTTTCCGCTCCCAACAATCACAGGTATGATCGTACTCTGTAAAATCGGCAACATACTCACTTTCATTGTTTACGCAGACATAGCCATCTACTTTATCATATGAACCGTATTCACAGGTGCCGCAGCACTGTTTTCGATCAGCCATTATATATCACCATCCATTCTGTGGTTTGCTCTCTCAATGTCAAAACCGTCTGGATAACGAGCTTTGAGTTTGTCTACATTCATCTGCATGATCTCGTCAAGGCTCCAGCCAAAGGATTCGCAAAGCATTGCCAGATACCAACAAATATCTCCTGCTTCTTTCTTTGCATGGTCAATATCAAGCTGTTTCTCGTGGAAAATCCATTTTTTAATCATGTCGTTGAACTCTCCAACCTCACCGGACAATCCAAGGCAAGAATTGAAAATACCACCAATGTCAAGATGTCGTTCATCTTCTGCAATCAAATTTTCCTGTAACAGATATTTCATATCGCATGTCAACATATTTCCAAGCAATCTATCTGTTGCCTTACGATCATTTGTCCGCATAGCTAATTTCTGATACTCATTTCCGGTCATATATTTCATCCATCCTTTCAGCTTTCAATCCCTATCAAACGATTTAACATCAATACTGCTGCTTCTTTGAAATCCTCTTCTCCAAGGTCAAGATCATTCCCGTTTCTATCCCTTGAATCCCAAAAGCTATCATCCAATGCACTTAACATGCTTCCCAAGAAAATGTGATACAGCCCGCCGCGGGTCATTAACTCATTTCGAAGCACCACAGACGCTTGCTGAACAGTTTCCGGCGTAAACTTGAATCTAATGTCACCGCTCATGTCAATATCCGGCAGACCCATAGTTTCAAAAGTAAACTGCGGAACCTCATCAACTGCAACACGAAAATCAACGCTTTTAACACGTTCAATCTTCTTACCGTCTATGTAATACTCAGTTCCCATCCAACCTTCATTTGGATTTACAACCTTAACTCTTGGTCTACCCATATCGCTTACGCTCCTTTAAAGCCTTTTTTATTTTTTTAAATTTTTGAAAATCGTTATCGAATGTAACTTTGGAATTTTATCTGATGTGGAAAATTAGACGATTATGGCTCTATCGTCAGTAAAGATCAGCCTAGTATATTTTGCTTATGTACCTGTCACCGCAGAGAATAAAAAGGCTGTTAGAAGAAATGCTCTTATGTTTTTCAGAATCATAATTCAATACCTCGATGATGGAGAAGGTCTTTTTGTTTGAAATTAGCTTGACCTACTCAGTTGTCGTCCCAGGGTAGTTCCCACCAGACCCCCGCCCCAGGGTACGCCGGACCGGTCATATGCCGGATCAAATCAGGACGCTTGCTGCGTTTTAATAGTTCGCATTTGTATGATTTTACGAACTATCCCATATTTTCGGCACTTGATGTGGATTTCATCTAAAAATCATTGTGCAATTTGACGGAAACCACTAGAAATCAGCTGATGGAAGCTCTAACTTCGCATCTTCCTGCTGAATAACACCCTTGTATCTCTCTTGAATCTCTTCGATGCTCTGCGTCTGCTCCCCGCCTTGGCGGCTTGTCCCTGGCATGTTCCAGTTATGCCGTCTATTCAAGGCTGGAAGTACTTTCATCGGATTAAGACCGCCGCTTATGAGCTTGTCGCTCAGGGATTCCTCATTGTTTTTGACCAGCTTTTTGTATACATCGGAGCAAGAAGAACCGAGCCGATACTCGCCGTGCCCCCAGGTGTATACTGTATCTGTGTTAATCCCAGTCAAGAAGCAAAAGCCGTTTATACTCACTTCCTTGTCGTATTCATAGCATAACTCAATATATATATCACATATATCATTTATCAGCTTATCGTTATAATTATCTTTATTTTTAGGATCTCTTAATCTCTCTCTATCATTTTTAAATACGGCTTTATAAATATATATTAAAGCTGCATTCCACTTACTCTGAGGTTCCTTGGACATATCAGCTATATTTTTATCAGCTATATATTTATCCAGATATTCGGTTATGAAGTTCTCATATACTTCTACGCCCTGATCTGTAATAACTGTATTATCAGCCATGATATATATCCTCCTCTCAGTATTTTAATAAATAAAAAAACAGCCTAACACAGTTTAATATATCTGTGTCGGCTGCATGACTTCCATTTTCCCCGGGACCTGCTCGATCAATCTGGTAAGATGTTGCCCGGATGCGTTTTTCTGTTTTTATGAGCATTATAATAATATTATTTTCTCAATCTGTCAAGGACAGATTTTAAATTCAATCACTACATACGCCTTATATAATATATCTCCGCGCGCATGCGTAAATATAATTATATTATAATAATTTACTCCTTGATTAATATATAAGATTTTAAACCCTTATAATTAAAATTTAAGAGAGAGATATATAATCTACTCTACTCTCTTCTCGGTTACCATGTGGTATACCAAAATGTAACCAGTTTGTAACCGTAAAAAAGACGGCTGTATTTTAAGCCGTCTAATTCATCAATCCCAATTAATATCGTTATGTGATATTAAATCATCATGATCCGCTCTTGCTTCCGCAATTGCTTCCAGTTCATCCGGTTCTGGTTTATCTTCTGGGATAAATTTTATAACAACCTTGTAAATAGTCTCTATATCTTCATCTGGTACAAGATCGATTATATTTTTTAATGCTTCTTTACTCATTTTCGCACCTCCTAAATTCTTTTATATGCCTGTCCTCTTGGTAGTATGTCATTTATAATTATTATATCTTCCTCGATTGAAAATAATATTCTAAGATCTCCAACCCTTAAGCGAAAATCATTTTCTAACCCTGCTAACTTTTTCACATCTCCAAGCGGCAATTTTTCTATCGCAATTTTCAGCCTTTGCTTGGTAGCTCTGTCGCAAGAGTTAATATATTTTACTGCTTTCTTTTTGTATTCTATTTGCATCTTTGGTATCTCCTTTCATTCGATACCTATATTATATATTAAGTGCATTATATAGTCAATATTATAAGTGCATTATTTTCTATATTTTTCCATTCTTTCCAATTCTGCTGCAACAACTTCTTTTATAAATGTACTAGGGTTTTTAACTCCAACCGCTTGCATTCTGTCCCTTGTTCCGGCTGGAAAAATTACATTTATTCTATCATTCTTCTTTTCATACTCTCGAACCGCTTTTCTCTGTGCGGCCGAAGTTTTCAATTCTATTTCGCTCATGCGTTATACCTCGCTTATATTCATAATTCTTTAGATAAGTATATAATAAGTGCATTATTTTGTCAATTTATAAGTGCATTATATATTTTGTACAATTTTGCATTGCATATAAGTGCATTATTTTGTTTGTTCTGCCAATTGTATAAGTGCATTATATTTGCTATTATAATATCAACAAGAGAACAGCAGAAACGAAAGAGAGGAAAACAGTATGATTATAGGAACATTAGAAAATGGTACAAAATGCGTATACGATTTACCAAGCGAAATCAAGACAGCGGAGCATATGCAAAGCCTTATATATGGCTACAACAACGGCAGGCTTGCAGAAAGTCAACGCCCGGAGCTTTACAACCAGCCTAAATTATTAAGCCTCAACGGTCCGATGTGGAACGGCTGGGGAACTCTTAAGAGCACAGGCGAAACAGTCGCAATTATCCGCTATGAAAAACCTTGTAAATATTAGCCGAAACGCTCCGCCCTGGAGCGTCAGCCGCGGAATGGTCGCCCGGCTCTGATGATGGCAGACCAGACGAGAAAGGAGAGGTTTGAAATATGAGAAAAAAGATATTTAACAGCTGCACCTGGGCGGTTGCTTACAAAATCGACAAAGACACACAGGATGATAAAAAGACAGGCGTCAGAGTTTCCGCCGTTTTCTCACACCCAGGCAACGCGGAAGATTTTATAAATCATTGCTTGCCGAAAGAAATAAAGGACAGATTTTTTATAATCGACCTTGACGAGCTGGAGAACTGCGAAGATGCTGACAAAATACAGAAAGTAACCGGGTTGTATGCTAAGGTAATTTAAGCACCCCCGGGGGGTATCAAAATCGTTTACCTATATTTTTGAAAATTGAAAGGATGGTTGATTTTATGGCTACAATCAAATTACAGGGAATTTATGAAAGAAAAACCGCAATACCTGCGGCAGAATTAAAACCGGGCATGGTTACAATTTGGAACTTTGGATTTACTGAAACAGTAAAAAGCGTTGCACCTACCAAGAGCGGGAAAAGTGTTAAATGTGTCATCATCTCCGACGAAAACGGCAAAGAATACACACGAACAATGCGAAATGATAGCCTTGTAGCTGTTGCGATTTAGGCAAGTAAGACAGGCTTTTCCCGGGGTTCAATTCCCCGGCTTGCCTTTACCCAGAAACGGGAAAAAATGAAAATATGGAGGTTTTGGAAAATGACAAAGATTGAAAAAATGCAGAAAGATGGATACCCGAAAATCATAAAAGGAAACGGAGGTTTTAGAACGTATTTGAAAGATATACAACCTTTAGGCGGTGGTGATTATATGGCTATATATCGTTATCCCGGCGGGGAATGCTGCCATAGTCTGGAAGAAATTCAAAAATGCTTTGAAATCATTGAACAATAGCCGCCGCAGAGGATGCACGCCGGATCACTACCGGCGGCGGTTTTATATCAAAAGAAAGGAGAATAAACACATGGGAGCATATACAACCCTTGCGGTTAATAAAGACGATTATAACCGCATCATCGACACGATTCAAAATGGTTATACTGGAAAAGACGGGGTTAAGCACCGCCCTGCACCACACATGGCAGCATGCCTTGTTATACAGGCAAATTTGGGTTGTCGGATTGGGGACATTCTGCACCTGTCCCTTTCTTCGCTGGTGCGTGACGGCGACCACTACCGCCTTGACATTGTGGAGCAAAAGACAGGCAAGTCCAGACGGCACCAAATACCGGAGCCGGTTTATAATTATATCCGGGATTATTGTATTGAAAATAAAATCAATCCCGAACGCCGGCTTTTTCAATTTACAGAAAGAGCTGTACAGAAATCGCTTAAAGCTGTAACCGATTATCTCGGCATCCCGCAGACATCGACACACAGCTTCCGAAAGTTTGCCGGGCAGCAGATTTATAATAACTCCGGTCACGACATCGAAGCGACGCGAGAATTTTATCAGCACGGCAGCGTCACCACGACACAAGGATATATTGCTCGCTCATCTGAAAGATTGACACAGGCGATTAATAAAAGTGTAAATATCCCGACAAAGCGGATTGACAAAGATAACACAAGCCGTTAAAATGAGTTTTAAGGCGATTTCAGAATTGAATTGATAAAAAGATGGCTTTTGCATTAAAGGTGCTTGAATGAGCCGCACAGCGTTTCACAGTGGACTTCTAGCCGCTTGTATGATTCCAAAACAAAGGCACATTTACGTTCTGGTAGACGTTGCTGCACCCCCCGGGGGGTATCAAAATCGTTTACCTATATTTTCCAAGAGGAGGATCTCGTATGATAACATTACTTATATACCTTATAATTTTACCAATCAAACTATTTTTTCAGCTAATCATTGGCTTTTTCAAACTGATCGGTATCATAGATATTTTTAGCGGGTGGGACTAATCCCCGCTATTTTTGTGCAAAAAAATAAACCGATTCATGGTCGATTTATCTTTAGTAGCACTTGCGCAAGAATCTCCTTTCTTGCGTATTTTCTTACTCAAACGCATGTTTGAATACCTTTTTGAATACCTTGTCATTCAAAGGTATGATTTAACGAATTGTTTTTATAAAAATAAAAAGCACTGAACCTCAGTATTTTCAAGGCTTCCAGTACTTTCAAGGGTTGGGCTATTCATTAATGAATAAACAGTTCGTAGGGGAATCGAACCC